AACGCTAGTCAAGATACAACACTCAAGGTTATACGGTCTGAAATAAAAGATTACTTCAATGGAAGTGCGATCCAGGGAGTTTACGAAAGGCCAAAGAATTCAGGGCTGATGAACGCTTATATTAAGAATACCTTAGGAGGATCATTCGCCAGATATGACGACGGTGAAACTACTTTTTGTGATTATTATCAATTTCCTATGACTCCATTTGCACGAACAATCACTACCGGTATTGAATTATCAGTATACCATATTCCAGTTGTCTTGCCGGATATATGGATACATATGGTTGCTCGTAGATTACCTTTGTCTCAAGTAGCCTTCCCACCAACAGGGGGTTCATTGGGCATACAAGGCTACGTTCCAGGCATGACCCAAGTATACACTGCTGCTGGATATGGACCATTTATTGATAAATCAGCTTTAAAACTGTATAGTGATCAGGAAGCACCTCGTTTTGATTCCGAACACAGTAGGTGGAATACACGATTGTTAGCAACATTTGTAAGTTGTGGAATATACAATTTATCAGGAATAGACACCGGTTATCCAGTGACAGCAACTAAGCCCGCCCAACGCAATGGTTCAAATTCAGCTCCTTACATAGCAACAAATGCAGCATACATATTTAGAGTTAATACTATGTCATTAGCATGTATGCAATCTAACGGGGCATATATTTATCCAATGACAGCCAATGCACAAGGACAAACTGTATGGAATGCAATGAAGAGGATTGGTGTAATTGCTATGGATGTTTGGTTAATGAAAGGAATGAATGGTGCAAGCACAATTGATGTCGCCACTGGAGAGACAAATCCATTCAGTAAATATAAAAGTAATAACAATAAGACGGTCCCGACCTCAGACCTGACAGTTGGTCAGGGCAAACTTGGCTCTATTACTGTAGTTACAGAGACAAAATAAACGATTTTGTTGAGAAATTAAAGCCTACTTATCCAAATATAACTCCACAGAATATGGCTTTCATTCTATACTCAGCATCAAATCGCATCAGAAGTACAGAAAACTTTGAATACATACTCCAGACTGGTTTACCTGCCCCAGAACATAAAAAAGAATTGACACCAGATAATTTAGTCGTTCAAACGAAACACCACCCAAAACCCCTAAGCAGTAGTATAGCAAGTGGTACATTTACTGACGACCAATTCATTAGTGTCTACCCATTTCGCAGCAATCAGGATGCCCCAATCCGCAGACTACGCGCAATTGACGTTTATCGTATATGTAAAGATGATTGGACCAGACTTGAATGGCTATGGAACCTAGACTACATAACAGTATGCAATATAATGTTAGGTGCACATATACATGGCGAACGTTGGTTCAGTGTGATTAAATGGCACACTGCCGATTTAGATGACTTTACCGAATATACAAAAGATCTTTCAAACCGAATTAAGAACGGTCTTTGCTCATTGGAAACCTTAAAAATGTTTGCTGAATGTAGTGGATTGACAGGGTATCGTAACCCCCCATTTCCAGGATTTGATCAAGAAGTTGAAGCACGTAAACTAGCAAAAAGTGGGGTGGAACATCCTCCAGGATGGATTGAACAATTCAAATATCATTTAGAACAGCTGATCAAATCACAGCCTACACCAGAGGTACCGTACACAACGATGGATGAGTATTACAATTCCGGGGTTTGGGAAACAAGTGGTTCTTCTTCACTTGGACGAGTATTCATTGAAACGCCAGAAGGACTAGTAAAAATCAAAGCGCGCAAGAACTTTGTTAGATTGACCGTTGATGATATAAAACGGGAATTGTACATGACATCAATGAAAAACAAGCAAAAGAATTGGGTGTTATTAAAAGCTGAACTTGGCAAATTGAGAATAGCTGTTGCGGGAGATTTTGCAACATATACTAAGATGGCACGGCTGCTCAATCTTACCGGAAGAGTCTATACAATGTGGGAAGGAAACACTCTCGAAGAAAATGTCCATCAAACAGTCGAAAGATTAAAACAGATGCAGGAACAGTTAAAAGGGAGATACGGTCTACCATGGGATTATGATGCGTTTGACCACCAACCGACAACCGAAGAGATAAAATTAATAACACGCAGTCTGTTTGAATTGGGAAGACCAAATGTGCCCGACTATGCAATTCAGGAATGGGAAGAAATGATCAACGATGTACTCACAGGTTTCGACAATGCATTGATTATTAACAATGATTTAGAAATAAAACAGACAGGAGGACTAAGCAGTGGGTTAGACATAACATCTCAAGTAGGAAACATCTATAATCGCGTAGCTACATCTATATGCAAATCATACCTGGAAACATTTGATGTACGGGGTATTGGGCCTGAATATGTAAGAGGAGATGATGCAGCAATATACAGCGACACTTACTGGCAATCCATATCCATGCGGTTAGCTTACGCCGCTTGGGGTGTAAAAGGTAATACTAACAAATTCGGTGTACACAGAGAACAAAATGAATTCCTACGTATATGGATGACTCCTAATGAGAATGTTGGATATCCCAACCGTGCTATACCTGGATTAATGCAACGCAAACCATGGTCAAATAATCCTTGGACCTTCGAACATGTGACAATAAATCTAATAGATACTTTACGTATCATCGAAAGACGGACCAAACGACTATTTCCGGATATTGAAAAACAAATAGCCATAGCATGGTCAAAGTCCAGGAGTCAATCTTATTTGTGGCTCACAGTTCCACGATCATTAGGTGGATTAGGCATACTTCCCGACCAGGGATATAAAGTTTCTAGTCCTTGGCCAGAAGCAGTTGAGCCGGCGATGCGTGTGCAACTAACTCCAGACAGCACTTCAAAAATGCAGCTTGATTATTCTGAATTCAATTTAACATCACACGAAGCAGAAACCGTAGCAAACATGCGAGCTAAAGCTTTACTATCGTTTGATGATATTGGTCAGATTGCTCCCATGTTGCGTGCCCAGATTAAGAAACGTATCCCTAAGAATACCACCTTTACAAAAAGAGAAATCACTACTGAACAAGTAACTATTGCAGCTCGGAACATGTCTATGCAAGACGTTGACTCAGTTGTTGGTATTAGATCACATCCATTATTCGGCAGACATGCTCGATACGCTGATGTTTTCCAAAAAGCATCTATCGTATCACGAGTCCGAGACCAAAAGATAGAAGATATTTTAGGTCCAAGATATGAATTCATATTTAATGATATTAAATCTATCTCCAAACGATTGCACAGAAGTGCAGCTATTGACTTTGTGTTTGGAAAACTCGTTGATCAAGTGTCAACTCGATTACATCCGATGTTAACATCTATATCTCAAAAATTTTCCTCCAACATGTTAAGGTACTGTAAACC